TTTAAGTTTTCCTGTCGTTTAGTCCGTAGTTTTCACTACGCATGGTTTACCATGATTGCGGTGACCCTACACCGCAGGCTAGTCGGGTCAAGCTAGCCTGCGTTTTAACTAGATGTTTAGTTAAATGCACTTACGTGCGAAAGCGTGAGCGGTGGACCCACAAGAAAACCAAAGGAAAAATCGTCTGCAATAGACATGAATCCTGTGATTCCTGCGAGATCACCCTCCCACGCATGAACGTTTGTACCTGCGTTCGAAGGGACGAATTTAAACTGCCCGTCAGCAGCGTACCTATCATAAAGATAGTACTCACGCGGCGCGCCCAGAATGGTAGGGATTGCGGGCCACGGTTGATAAAAAGGGATTGCCATCTCCACCGGCTTGTCTGCCGCTGACAACAACGTGATGCCAGTGCCTGTGAAACCAAGGGCGGCAGATGAAATGCCAGTGTCGACTCCCGGCTCAATTGCGAATTGGAGCTTGTCGGTGGTATCAATCACTCGCAATCCGCCGGCCATGAAACGATACAAGATGGAAACTCGCTCCCACACGGCTGGCCTGTTCTTGATGGTATGTTCGAGCCCAGGCGATGTGTTGTACCCAACAAAGTATGGGTTCTTGGTTGTTGTCATCTGGTGCATCCTCTTGAGCAACTGGCGAAAACCAGAATACACCTCTCCAATGCCGTGGCCATTAATGGCGAAGTCCTTGTCGGAACAGCCTTCATACATGGCCGTGCCAGCCTGGGCCTCCCCAAAGTGCGAACCCACGCTCATCGCTGTTGAAAACGATGCTTGAATGGGGCGGATTTTAGGATTGACCCATGGAACGGCCAATTGGAAATCGGGTGCCCCGCGTACTGTCGCGACGAACTCAATGTAATCTGACACTGCATCTGGTCGGCGGAGCGCATTAACCACAGAGAAGAAAAGAGTGCCCATAGGAGACACCCAGGTCGCATCGACTATTGCTTCTGGACGAGAGTATCCCCGAAATTCCGTCACTTTCCACGGTTGGTTGTACGTGTATGGGATAGAGATGTTGATCGTGGACGTATCTCTCAGATCGAAAATCTGCGAATAACACTTATTCAGATCGATCTTTTGGAACGATGCATCACCCGTATTCACAGCGCCGGGAACAAACGTCACTCTCACACGTGCTGAGTGGAACGGAGTTTTCACGACCAAAAATTCATACTCAAGCCCGCCTCGCCAATACATCGCAAATGTCGTCAAATACGACAAATACGTTTCCTGGCGAACGACGTAATGTACATTTTCGATCTGTCTCGCGGTCTTCCCACACACTGTAGCGTCGACGGGGATGGACCAAAACAGCTGTCCCTGTTTCCTTGATGTGGACAACCTAAACGAATCCAAATACGTAAAGCGTCGGGCAAGAGTCTTAAAAGCCATCTCATCAGTGTAAGAGCTGAAGACAGCCTGAGGCAAATTGGTGGTATTTTTTGCATCAAGAGCCATAGTTCGCGCGTCGGACATGCCATTGTGGTTCGTCATAAATCGCACGTGATTCGGTTGCATATTGTGCGAATACTCAGGCTGCGTAGGCTTCGACCATCCCTCAGTGACTGCCGTTGTCGCAGCTTTCACAAGAAGCTTAGAACCGAGGTCAACAGCCTCAGACAACGCATCAGAGGAAGGCACAACTTGCGTTTCCACATTGCCCTCAGCACGACGTTCGACCTCGAGACCGGACTGTGCTGCACCTGTCGGAATCGTGAGATCGATGTCTTCAGCCCAGCACCAAACAGTTCCATCGCAATCCTGCGAGCCCGTAAGCTTGCTGAGAACCTGCAGTCTCACATCGCCCATCGTACCGACCTGTTTCACAAGGTCAAAATGGGAAATGACAGGTATAAACGGAATCTTCAACTGCATAGCAGTCGACTCTCCACATCGATAAATCGCGTGGGGATATCCATAAATACCCGCGAGATGCTGCAAGTTCGAAGGCGCAAACTGGGTTTGCTGGGTCAACGGCTCGAATGATGCAATCAGCGCCCCGGCATTGAACGGCTGCGCATTCACCTGGAACTCGAGTACCAGGTTGCAACGTAGAAAACGAAAACCGCTCAATTTTTGGGCGATCATCGGCACTGACAACCAATCGTAGGGGAGCTTGTGGGTAGTGAGAGTATGCATGACATTATCCGCTGTCTTCCAGTCAAAATCAGCCATGCGCACGGGTCTTTTGAGAAAACCAATGATGTCGTTGGCGAGACGATCCTCCGCTCCACAGGAAATGGGTTTAGGCACTGTGGATTCGAGAGTTCGGACTGGTGTTGCCATCTCGCCATCTTCGTGCATCACCATGACCTCTTCACGGTGAACCATTTTTGCTCCTCCAGCAAAATTGGGTTGCTCCTCGGCATCAGCCTGCGCATTTCCTCCGTGGTTGACACCTGGGGAAGACAGCAGAGACGCCATCGCGTTGGAAGCCCTTTCGATACTACGCACAGTGTTATTGAGCATAATGTCTGTTGGCACCCAACCTTCATCCAGCTTAACGCTAACCTGTCGAAACAGGCGTTGCAAACGCTTAACGGCGTTTTCCAAACTTTCTTTTTGACTTGTAGCAAGTGTGGTATCTTCGGTCGGGTGAACACTCAATCTTTCCCTTCCTGCATGCCAGACGAGTAGCTTAATGTTTTGAGAGGGCACACACTCGTCACTAGGAGTAAATACCCCTCCCTCTCCAGCTTGCGCCACACCCATATTTCCAAGATGGATGGGGAGCACGCCGGACTCCAGCAGGATTTGCTGCAACACAGGTAATGGCAATTTCTGTGAAGCCCCGATCACGGAGTTTATACCTAAAATATATTTATAACAATCGGAACGCCGCACGGTATCATAATCCTCAAGAGTTATTCGCACTCGGCTTGAAATGATGCGCGCTGCCTCCTCCAGAAGGGGATAATGTTCATTCCACACCTTCTCGTTGTGTTGAGCCAACTCATAGATGGCTGCTCGCAAGGTATATGCCGTCAACGTGTACTGGTCTGATGAACGCGTCTTGTTCCACTTGATCATCTCGACGATGGTATCGACATCAAGCGGTCCACGGAATCGATGTTGCTGGGTGTCGAACTCAAACGTCCTCTTCAGGAAACACACTTGGCTAAGAGTCTTGGTCGCCACGAGAACACCGGTTTTCGCTTCGTCGGTGTACGTCATCCCAAAGGTAGAATACGCTTCAGCCATGGTGATCTGGTTAAACCACTCAGTGATCTCATCAGAAACGTTCGTGACGTCATCATCGCCGTAATTCGCGTGACTCACGCACCTATCGAACTCGCTCATAAGTGCGAACTTTGGTGCGTAACGGCGCGCGCAAAGAAGGAAAACAGCACGTATCAGAATCGAATGCAACACAGAATTGAGAACCGAAGTGAAAGGGCATCCGGATGGTTGACCGTGCGTCCACATGTAGACAGTGCTTCCGTTGATGTGCACCGAATTAACGATCTCAAGCCACAACATCTCCCGCATCTTCTTCTCTTCTGCGTAGTTGGCACCAGGGGCGAGGCTATAAAAAAATTCGATAACCTCGAGAACACTCCAAACTCCATCGGCGGGTAACGTGCCGTCGTAATTGGTAAAATCGCCAGCTACAACTCGATCGCCCTTAGATCGTAACTGAAGAGCGAGAACGTGCCAATCCATAGAGAAAGGGTTAATGCCAACGCACGATTCGTATGACACTGCATGACGTGCCATGTGAGCCGTGAAACCCATGAAGTACTGACGCAGAAGTAAAGTGAGAACCATCTCACCTGCGGAGAACAACCGCGTCTTGCCCGCATCCACCTTCTCAATGGGACGCAGCTCATCCTTCAGCGTGTCGGTGAAGTATGCACCTGCTCTCTCCCCGCGGCGCAATTTTGCCAGCATCTTGTCTCGGGCCTCATGAAGCTCGGGGTTATCGAGCACATACTCATCAGTACCCAACCACTGAGTCTTCCCTTTACCAGTTTTCAGCCAGCCATAACCGGGAGATGACGATCGATTAACGGGCTCATAATAGTCATCACCTGGGATGCCGGCAACTGACTCCTCAAACGATAACACTCGCCTATCAGAGTCACGGCCGGGGGCTATCATCTGACGCACATGGTGGGTAGCTGCTTTCAGGGCAGATGGGTCCATCATAACTTGGGGCTGGCACGCTTTAGCAAGAGCAATCGCCATGGGGTCTTTCCACTCAGTGCCGTCGTGGAAACTTGTCAGGTGTGCTGGTTTCTTCGTTGCTGGTGGTCCCAAATGAGCCACAGGAGATTCCCGAATTGCTGAGGTTTTTGCTCGGTAAACCTTAGACGTCGCGTATCCCACATGAACTGTTGCCCCAGGAATGGGAGCTGGGAATGTAACAACTCCTCCTTCAATAACAACATCGGCCGGTGAATCCACATCAATCGCGTTATTGAGAAATGAATGTGAGAAGCGGCAGACGGTGCGCATCTTACTGAGCAGTTTTCCCAGAAGCTGTTGATGTATAGCACAAGCCGCCCCTGTGTACAGGCCCAGCCCAGACATTCCAGCCATGTGCACTCCAATGATCTTTCTGTTGAAGCGAACGTCGAATGCCACGACCAGTCCACCGCAGTCTCCAGGAGCTGTCTCCAGGGCATACATATAATACTCACGGATCTTCCGCGTCTGACCTGCGTAAGAGAGATCAAAAAGTGTGCGTTCGTATGCGCGGCAGATAGTTGATTCGCGCATCATAATGACAGGCTCTTTCTCTGAGCCACTGAAACCAACAAGACAGATCTTGCTGAGTTCCTCGAAACGACTGAAATCTTCTGTTGTCATGAAGAATTTTGTGATATCACCGTGGCATGGAACAAACTTCGGGAACTCGATAACACACACATCACGTGTCACACCTGACATATCTTGCTCTGCCTCGACAATAACCATATCGCTCCTCTTGAACACTAAACGAGATCGCGTGACTGGAGAATACAGTGCAACATTGTCACGAAGTAAATGCACAATATGAGCGTTAGTGATTCCGATGCGTCCCTGCAGCATCGTTACTGTGCCCAAACGCAGCTCAGTTGTCGCGTCATCTTCCCAAGAAGAGATCTGGTACATCGCTCGCAACACCTTTGTTCGAATTTCAAAAGCATTCTGATCAGTCACAGAGAAAGCGGGACCACCATGCTGCTCTTTGGTCTCACACATCGAAACGGGTTTCGCTGCAGGATTATTATCATACGTGGTCTCGCACACAGTTGATGTACGTGCTTGCGGGTCGTTAGTGTAAGCCGCCTCAAGACGAATCAGAGCTGCCTCTACTACAGAAGCTGGACGCGCGCTGACAGCGCCAACTGTGTAGGCCTCGATGTTAGACTCGGTCCATTTGTTGTGAGTAACGTCATAAACATAGCCACCAATGAACACACGTCGTGGAATCTTATCAAACCACCCACGCTGGAATGCGAGATCAAAGTCCTTCTTGATAAAAATGTCCAGACCCGTGTACTCAACAGCAGTCAAGTATTTCTGGATCTCACACAAGATAGCAATATCGTGTGGATCGGTAAAACGCACAGGTCCACAAACTCGTTCCTTAACACCAGCGAAGAGTCGCAAAAGCTGGGTCAGAATGGTGGTTGCAACAAAACCAGCAACAGCACCAAGGAGCAAGCGGGAGAAAAACTTCCGCCACGGTCCGTATGTTTCATCTGATTCTGACAGTATCCGACGAGCCTCGAGTATAGTACCACTGATAATACGCCTTCGCAACGAACCCATATGCATTCTAAATGCATTTACTGATTCATTGTTAACGTGGTCGCAAGTACATACTCTCACTCGTCCGTCGAATTCCAGTCGCGACAACCCCTCATTCGCAGTACCCAGGGCCAAACCTTCATACGCGAGATGGTAATTGCGCATAAATTCCAATTCGTGCCCTGGCTGCACTTCAACACAGTGGGCCGCCATCAGCCGAGATGACAATCCTCGTTGTGCTGTAGTGGGAGCCGCTGTCGCTCTGGCAGCCATTGCCTGAATCTCTCCCAAAGCGCCGTGGTGGCGAGGATCGGACCAAGTCATCAATGTAGCCATCGGGTTGACATGACGATGCACTTTCATCAACGTCCCATACCATGAACGCTGATCGTAATACTGTACCGGGTGATTTGAAACGAATTCAGAAAACAGCTGATTATCGGTTACATCGACACCGACCAGTTGGCTCTCTGCAGTCGCGCCATCGCACGGTAATGCATCGAGCGACGCAACAGCCTCCTCAATGATGGGGTCGTCAGCACATGGCACCACTCGTGGAACACGTTTGTTCCACATTTCACGAACTCGGTCACGAATGTCCGCTCCAGCCTGTGCATTTTGAGTAACTCGATACGCAACTTCACCAGTAGCAGCAACGGCTTGAATCTCCGGCGCGACCACAGGAGGTTGCGCCATGCCGGCAATGCGCGTAAAATAAGCACTCCTGTCGATGCGCGCTGCGTCGCCCTGAGCCTGCTTCCTTTCCATCGCATTAACGCAAGAATCTGCCATAACCTCAAAGGCTATGGGTTCACCAACTCTAGTAAATGGAGATCGACCTTCTGTAGCCAGCTCTTGAAACACACATGTGTTGCGCAGCGCCTCTGGATCAACTGCAGCTGCCTCCATGACCTTCACCATGTTCAGGCCTTTGACTGTAACAGTTCCAAGTATTTTCTCCTGAACGAACTCTGGCTTCACGATCTGCTTATAGCGTAAATGAACACGATTGCGAACAGCTTGTGGATTTGTCATAGATTCAATGTGAAAATCTTCAACGTTAGAAGTCCAGATGATAACTCGGGGCTCGAAGACTGCATTCGCCTTATCTGACAATGCCGCCATCGTCGGTCGAAATGGTACCGAATTTGTCGCTCTAATTTGATCATAGAACTCCGGGTTCGGCCGATTTTGGGTGTCCTTCAAAGAACCGATGTCGTCAAAAATAACGATCTCGGTCCCTGGTCGGAAACCATCCCAAAATTCTGAGATCGGATTGCGGTAATACACCTTCGACACAAGTGTCTCGGGGTCCGTATAACCCATCTTTACCAAGAGGTGTGAACACAGATAATCCATATAGGATGACTTGCCCACTCCTGAATCTCCAACAAGATGAATAACCAGTGGTGGAGTTCTCATACGCAGTTGGCCTGAACCTACCTCGATGGACATCTCACGCAGACGCTGCAAGAACATGAACGAAGCCTTAAACCGGGCCGTCGCCACCATTGGCAAGCGCAACGCGTCGAGCTGCGTATTAATCGAATCTGCTCGTGATAGGAGATCATTGACACGGAGTTTGATTGCGTTATTCTCCTTTATTTGCTCGTAAATGCCAACTGTGTTTAACTCGCGCACCTCATCGCAGAAAGCGTCAATTCCTGCAAATTCATTGAGATCATCGCCGTTGTAGCCAAGGAAAGTCTTCTTAAGGAAGTCCATAATGACTTTGGATCCAGACGACGCTAAATCCATTACAATCTTGGCACCCGTCACACTTGCTCCAATTCTGGAGAACCTCATAATGAATTGATCGACATCACGTGTAGCCGGCAATGATTTGAAGAGAAAAAGAGAAATGGCGCTAATTAAGCCGGTAATTGCCATACCGATAACCTGTAAAGGATCAATTGATTGAGCGTGCCATCTCGACAAGAATTCCATGACCTGATCAGCAGTGTCGCGCAACGGAATATTGGATAAGAAATGCGTGAATGCCACCAAGAAATTGGACACTGACCAGCCGCCTGCTGCCATATGCGCTACAAAGAAGGAACCTTCCTTCAAAATCTGCTTCCAATCCAAAGGACCAGCCAATCGATCTGCCTCAGCGAAAAAGTTCGTAAACATCGACGTGTCAAACGAATGGATCATTCGGACTTCTGTGTCGAACAACTGGGCTTTTCCCCCGTGTTGAGTAACTGCGTCCCGCAACTTATTGCGGCGCTTGCCACTTCGCGGCGTAGCAGTCTTCTGTGCTCTTTTCTCGCATCGCCAGAACTCTTTTTGCATCGCATCACTCATCCATTTGAGCTTGCGACCTCGCGCTTCTTTCTTGTTGAGTGCAATACATTGCTCAACAGAGATATCCTCGACAAACTCGAGAATATCATCTTCTCGTTGAAACGCCAGATTTTCAGATGTTCCTGATTCTGAAAGCGATGTGGGGAGCACTCGGATGTTATTGTGTGCATCATGGTACCAGGCGTCTTCTGAACAATCAAAGGGGATGTTTGCACCTTCATACTTGAAAGTGCCACAGATGGAAAGTTCGGTCGCTTTCTTGGCTGCGCTCTTCTTGCTTCGACGTCGTTTGACGGTCGTCCACTCATAAGAGCTTGTGAGCGGATTTTCGACTGGGGGCTCTCCATATTTCCACGTTATTCCTGAGACTGAGCCATCAATGTTCTTCACAACGAGTGCACTTAGGGCAACTGACATCTTGGTGGTAAAATTGGTTTGCCTTAGTTTCAATGCCCGAAGGATGATATGCACACAGGCCGCTTCCCGGTCTTCGCCTATGAGCTATGCTCCAATAGGTGGCACACATATCACCGCACACCTCTAGCCGGCACGCCTAACTCCAACTTACTTCGTTGGGGAAGTTGCAGAGCGAAGTTAATCGATGCAACAATTCAACGGAGGGTCGAAGGTTTGCACTAGAGGCCATCTTCCCGGAATCATTATCGCCACGGATTTGCACGCGTGTACGAGTTCAACAGCCGAATGCTCTCGCTAACGTCTGGGGTACTAGCCCAACGACGCTCGCCTGCACACGATTCCTTTCAGAGGGGCGCCACTGGAGCAGCGGATGTGATAATGGACGATGCAGGAACCGAGGTCAGTTCCCGGATCTTCCACATCATCCGCGTTTCCAGTCTGAATAATGGGCGCTGAAGAAATACACCACGGTAATACAGCTTACTTCCGTGCATTTGGGGTCCCTATTCCTAAATAAATACCTAAGCTCTGCTCTCAGCCAGCTACTAAACGTTGCACAAAGTTTATGTGACACTTGCCTTATCAGGGCTACCATGCCGCTCAACACGCAATTTCGCACCAACCCTCGTCATAACTTTACACTTATTTGGGACGAGAATTTTTACGAAATCGAGATCAGGCTTCTATGGAGTGCTTTACAACGAGTTCTTCTGGTTCACCACAGAACTAACATAAGACGAATAAACTTAGGGTCTAAACGAATCACCTCAACATACACACGCACATACATACACACACACACACCTATATGAAATTTCGACGATGAGGATAGTGATGAAGTAGAGAATGATGAGAAAATGAAATGAAAATAGAAACTTCCAACTCTGCTAGTGAAGGTGTTCCAAGAGCATCTTAGACTGGTTCTCAAGAGCATCTTGATCTGGATCTTTACCGGGAGCTTCCCGGCCAGGTTCGCGGTTATCGGACGCTGCCTATCGCAAGAGGACGGGGGGGATTACCC